TTTAGATAACAAACTTGTAACTGCGGCTCCACTACCTGCGCCATCAGCGATTACTATATCAAAACCACCGTTAGGTATAGTAACAGTTGCTCCACTACCTTGTTTTATAATTATAGAATAGGGACCACTACTACCACTATCAGTTGTAGCATTGATAATAAAATATAATTTATCTTGGTCATTAGGGCTGATTGTAATGGTATTGTTAGCACCTAAAGCACCTGTAAAATTTATAACTTTAAACTGACCGTCTGATAAAGCACCATCAGAAGTAGTTAAAGTGTGAGTAGTTCCAGATAGTGCAACAGAACCAACCCCAGATAAAACCCTGTCAATAATATCAAAATTAGTATTAAGTGTACCGCCCCATTGACCCTCTTGCTCACCTGCACCTGGTTTTTCTAGGCCATTATTTACGGTAAAACTACTAGCCATTTATCCTTCCAATGCTGCTACTCTTGTTTCTAAGGCTTCAATTTTTGCTATGGCTTCTTGTAAAGCTGCCGTAAGCACAGGCACTATTTTAGATCTGTCTACACTTTGTGCTTGAATATTTCCATTGCTATCTACTGCATCTTTTTCGCCTGTTACTGCTTCAGGAACA